TTTGCTTGCCGTGAAAAGAAATTCAAAGTTAGCTTTCCAATCTTTTGATTTGCCTGTCAAAAACTTGGATTTGCCTACATGGACAAAAAACCAATCAAAAAACTCTAACCCTCTTTCCCTGTCCAGCTTGTCGGCAGACACCACATCACGCCATCTTGCCGCCACTAGCCGCTTTCGGGAATCGCTGACCACGGTCACCCTTGGAAGCATTGGCAAGCGGCTGTTGTACAGGTCAACAATTTCAGCAATTGGCGCTGATGGCGTTTTCTCGCTTGGCGAGACAACAAGAGACATAGTCTCTGTATTTATTGGTTCTTGGTTAATGGTTATTGGTTCTTGGTTATTGGTTGGTTGAACGTCCGTTGAACGGGCGTTGAACCTGCGTTCAGCGGATGCTTTACCAGCCTTGGACGCTTGTTCAATCTTAGAGTGGAAATGGGCTATTTCCTTGTCTGCTCTGCTGTTAACAAAGCCTTCAGGGGTGGATGAAAAAAACTCATCCAACACGCTAAAAACTTCAGCTTCGTATTCCCTCATGCCAATTTGCCTGGCAATGTCGTGAACTTTTATGGGTTTTTCGTGAAGATAGTAGAAGTCTAGAAGTCTTCTGTAGGCAATGTCTTCAATGACGGTTAAATGCCGTGTGTGGGAAGCATAGTCCCCTATGTTGAATTGATAGTAATGCAAAATTTTTCCCAAAACTGTCCCACACAAAAAGAAACGAACGGCAGGCAGGTGGGCTTGCTTTTCGGTAGGGTAGCTACCCCCCACCTAGCCGTGTTTCAAACTCAAATACTAAACCATTCAGGTTTCAGCACCATTAACTGATACAGCCTACCTTGCGGCAAGGCTTTCCATTGCCACACAGCCCCTCTAGACACGCCTAATAGACGGGCTAAAGCTGATTGCGACCCCGCAAGAATGATGGCTTGTTCTTTTGTCATTTGTAAATTTTACTACACATCAATAAAAAACAACAATTTAGGGTAAACACCTACACACAAAGTCTAGAATGCTATACAATCACAACCAATCCGCAACATATCGTAGCGGTCTTTTAGGAGCTAGTAGGATGAAACAAACTTACGTTGTCGAATGGAATCCAACCCACACCGCTGATGGTTGGTCACGCATGGAATTCACTTCCATTACTAAAGCCCTAGGCTTTATTTCCCTGATGGCAAAACGTGGTTGCCATTGCCAAATCTTCAAAGCATAAGGAGTACACCATAAACGAAATCCAAGGCCCATATCCCAATCAGCGCAAGAAAAAAGTTGACCGAATCATCACTTGCCTCACGTTGGTGGCGCTTGCCATTGTTGCCCTTGATTTGTTTTTGTGGAGGCCGTAATGACTGCTAACCAAATCATTGCCAACATATCAGCCACGGCTGACCGTATGTATGCAGGCCAGCCTGCTGTTGACCGCCTAGCTTTCCAAGTCGGAATGCTGGAATCCAAGATTCGTGAATACGTTTACTTGCTCGACAGCCTGAAACAAGAAGTTGCAGAAGTCATACAGATTTTGGAGGATTGATGCGAGTGATTACCTATCCCCTACTCTGCTGGCTGGCTGTAATCACCACGGGCTGCAGCACATTCCAACCGCCCAAGCCGCCCAATCAAGAACTGGTTGTGGATGCCCGTGTAGCCCCTATGGGGCGCAATGAAGTTATAGACGCCGTTAAGCAATGCGAGACATCAGGGCTACGTGCCATTCCTTTGTACGCAAAACGGCAGATTGCAGGCTATTCCGTGGAAACGGTAATAGAAGTGACCTGCGGCCCTAAATACGTCTATTGATATGTCCCAACAACAATTTTTTGAAACAGTACAACTGCAGGAACTTTATGAACAAGATAGCAACAGCGTTAGTCAAAGCCCAAAATCAGTTTGGGCCAGCCCTCAAAAGCAATACGAATCCGCATTTCAGGAGCAAATACGCCGATTTGAGTGCGTGTGTGGAGGCCGTGGTAGATGCATTGAATGCAAATGGGGTGTTCTTGATGCAGCAAACCAGCGAATGTTTAGACGGGGTAATTGTTGAGACTTTGTTCTTGCATGAGTCAGGCGAAAGCCTGTCCAGCGGCAAGCTCCATGTCCCTGCTGCTAAACAAGACCCACAAGGTTATGGTTCGGCTCTGACTTATGCCAGGCGTTACAGCCTGATGGCGGCTTGTGGGATAGCACCTGAAGACGATGACGGTAACGCCGCCAGCCGCAAGCAAGAGCCAAAGGTTAGCGCACAACTGATGGCAGACCACCTTGCGGTAATAGACGCTACCACCAATAAAGAAGAACTGCAAACCGCCTACGCAGCCGCTTATGAAGCCTGCAATGGCGACCAAACATGGCAATCACGGGTGATGGCAGCTAAAGCCGCACGTATTAAGAAAGCAAAGGAAACAACATGATAGAACTTCCATCCACATGGCCTGGTTTAGTGGCTACTGCCGAACAACGTACAGACGAATGGTTTACCGCACGTTTGGGCAAGGTCACGGCTTCTAGGGTGGCAGACGTAATTGCCAAGACCAAGACGGGTTACAGCACCAGCCGTGAAAACTACATGGCGCAGCTTGTGGTAGAACGTATGACCCAAAAACCCACAGAGTCTTATTCCAATGCGGCTATGCAATGGGGTACGGAACAGGAACCGTTTGCTAAAGCGGCTTATGAGTTAGCCAAAGACGTAATGGTGGAAGATGTGGGATTTGTGCCTCACCCCAACATTCCGATGGCAGGGGCTAGTCCTGATGGGTTTGTGGGGGTCAATGGCCTGGTAGAGATCAAGTGCCCAAATACGGCAACCATGATTGAAACTCTGCTGACCAAGAAATGCCCACAGAAATACTTTACCCAAATCCAGTTTCAGCTTGCCTGTACGGATAGGGTGTTTTGCGACTATGTGGTTTTTGACCCCCGTATGCCTAAACACTTGCAATTGTTTGTCACACGCATAGAACGTGATGAAGACTACATTGCTCACATAGAAGATGAAATACAGACTTTTCTTGAAGAAGTCGATCACAAAGTCAAATTACTCAACTCACTAGGAAACCCAAATGTCTAAGCTCAAAAAAGAAATATCTTGCATCGTAGGTCAGTACACCAATGCCCAAGGCGCTTCTAAGAACCGCTACCAACGTATCGGCAGCATCATTGAAACCAAGAACGGGGATATGCTGAAGCTAGACGTTATCCCCCTGCGTGATGGCGGGTGGGACGGTTGGGCTTACCTGAACGACCCTAAACCAAAAGACTTGGGGTTTGATGATGAGTTTTGAACACATTAGGGCGCGTAGCAGCGACCCCATCACATCCTTTATGGCGGCTGACGCTGCCCCTGTGTTTGCAAAAAAGCACGTTATCACCATATTGGAGTGCTTGGCAAAGCACGGGCCGCTAGGCAAAGACGGAATCGCCAAACTTACAGGGCTTGATGGCGTACAAATTTCTAGGCGGTTGCCTGAACTGCAAAAAGATGGGTTGGTTATGCTGACAGGCAAAACCGTCAAATCCAGTACAGGCAATCAAGAACGTGAATGGCGCCTGGCAATACCATGCTAGAAATCTTTTTGCTCTTATTGCTTGGCGGTGCGGTACTGGTGTTGGCGGTGCTTATCGCCATCCATGTCCTTAAAGACTAAGAAACATGGCGCGTTCATCAATGCGGCGGTTTTGAAGCCCTTTGAGAATCTTGCCACCCGCCATGCAATATTTCAGCAATTCCTCCGCAGCACCTTCTTTGTCGCCACGGTTCAGCTTGGCTCTTAGGGTGCTGCGTTGCAATGTGCCTAACCCTACATTAAAGCTAAAGCTAACCAGGGCATCAAATTGACCTTGGGTTAGGGGTACAGGTATAAACTTCTCTACGCCACGCTCAAACCGCTGTAAGTCTGCGGCAAGGATGGCATCCACTTCTTCTACAGAAAACTTGCGATTGTCTTCAGGGCGCAAGGGGTAGGCGTCACGGTTTTCTATTTTTAGCTTGCCTTGTTCGGGGTAAAGCACATGGCCTACACCAATAGTCCACAACTTTGCGGGGCAGCGGTATGGGGTGAACCTTATGCCCTCATGGTGCTTAATGACCGCAAGGGCTTTGGCGCTGACATTCATTTGCCAAACGCTCTGCCGCCAAAGTGAAACGCTATGATGGACGCAAACAAAGTTTGGGTTTCGTTATCCCAAAGCTGCTCTGCCAGCTTTTCAAAAGATACGTTTGAACTGATACCATGCCATGCGAGGGTCAGGTCGATTACTACAAGCAGAAAAAAGAAGCCGTAGGTAATAACGGGTCGAACTGAAGCTCTTAGGTTGTGCATCCATTGGCTAGTTCCTTCGTTCAGGCTGGTGTCATGTGCGTAGATAGCTTGCATCTCCGCTTGCTGTGCGCCAATTAGAGCCGTTTTTTCTGACGATTTTGTTTCAATCTCAAGCTGCTCAGTCTTGATGTGTTCAATGCGTTCTTGCGCCTCAAACCCCGCTTTACGCATTTCTAGCTCACGCTGAATCTGCATTTGGGCTAATGCAAGCTCATGCTTTTTGTCGGCACGGTCTTGAAATGCGTCTAACAGCTTGGGCAAGCCGCCCATCAGGAATGAAACAATGGTGGAAAGTAGAGTAATCATTTTTTCTCGCAGGTGTGTTTGGCACGTTCTTCAAGTATTGCAATGGACTGCCTGTTGTAATGGATTTGGTCACGGTTAAGTTGAATTTCTTTTTCCAAATCTTGGCGTAGTTTTTCACGGGCAAGTTCGGCCCCG